AGCTTCTGTGCAGAGTCGCAAAAGTCAGGGTTTTTGAGATAGGCTAAAACCAGCCAATTGAAAGGGGCCGAATGAGAAACGGAAAAAGCTGGGAAAAAATAGGCAAGAGAACCAAAGCCGGCAACGCAACAAGACGAAGAAAAAAGACCGAAAAACGAACAAACAAGAAGTAAGGCCTACGCAATGAAAATTGAAACACTTGACATCTCTGGACTGACCCCCGATCCAAACAACGCCAGGAAGCATGACGAAACAAACCTAAAGGCAATTGAGCACAGCCTCCAAAGCTTCGGTCAACGCAAGCCAATAGTCGTTAGCCAAACTAATCTGATAGTCGCCGGCAACGGAACAGTTGAAGCTGCCAAGAGAATTGGTTGGACAGAGATTGAAGCAGTCAGGATTCCAGAGGACTGGACACCAGAACAAATAAAAGCCTTTGCCTTGGCAGACAACAAAACAGCAGAGCTCGCAAGTTGGGATAAAGCCATCCTCAATGAACAACTCGTCGAGCTAGACAAAGCCGGCTGGGAGCTGACCGAAATGGGCTTCGAGTGGCATCCACAAGATCAACTAGAAAACATAGTCGAAGTTGACTTGCCAGAGAACACGAAAAAAAGAACCAAGCTAGGACAGGTCTGGAAACTAGGTAATCACAAACTAGCTATCGGAGATTCGACTCAAGCCTCAACTTACGAGCAACTGCTTGAAGGAGAGCAAGTTGACCTAGTCATCACAGACCCTCCTTACAATGTCGACTACCATGGTGGAACCGATAAAGAGATGACAATAAGCAACGACAACATGAGCGATGCAGATTTTCAACAATTCTTGGGTCAGTCATTTCAAAGAATGATTGAAGTCAGCAAAGCTGGTGCTCCAATTTATGTCTTCCACGCAGATGGCTCAGGTGGAGCCTTCAGAAACGAGTTCATGAACGCTGGCTGGCTATTAAAGCAAGTTTTGATATGGGTCAAGAATAGCTTTGTGATGGGCCGGCAAGATTACCATTGGCAACACGAACCAATCCTCTACGGATGGAAACCAGGTGCCGGCCACAAGTGGTATGGAGATCGCAACAAGGCCACTGTCATAGATGACCAACAAGACATCAGCCAAATGAACAAGAATGACCTTCTAGAACTACTGCGTCTTGAGTCTGATTTCTCAACTGTTTTACGAGAAAATAAACCAAAGAAAAACGGCATCCATCCAACTATGAAACCGATAATTTTGATTGCCAAGCTCATGAGCAACAGCAGCCTAAATGGAGATATAGTCCTAGACCCATTTGCTGGAAGTGGAAGCACAATGATAGCTGCCGAGCAACTTGGAAGGTCAGCCAGACTTATTGAGCTAGACCCCGAATACGCTGATGCCATACTTGCTCGCTGGGAATTCCAGACTAACCAAAAAGCTGAACTTATCAGTGAAGGATAGTCATGGCACAAATGGGCAGACCCCCAAAGCCAGTCGAACAAAAAAGACTTCTTGGCAACCCAGGTAGGCGACCACTTCCAGACTCAACAACCCTGCAGCAACTTGAGCCGATAAAAGCAATTCCTGAACCACCAAGACAGCTATTTGAAGCAGGGCAACAACTCTGGGATAGGGTCTGGGAAAGTGGACTGACTTGGATAAGTCCTCACAGCGACATCGAATTGCTGATGATGACCTGCGAACAGATAGACGAAAGAATTAAACTACGCACCAGTGTTTGGAACAACAACCGATCAGACGAGAGAAAAGCACTCAGGGCACTGGACAAGGAGATTGTCAACAACCTTAGCCTCCTTGGATTTAGCCCTTCGGATAGAACTAGGCTCGGCGTGGCAGAGGTAAAAAAACAATCAAAACTTGAGGAATTGATGGCTCGAAAGGCACAGCGTGGCTAGTTGGCCTCCGGCCTGGGTAACTCCAGTGTCCGATGAGGCTATCAAAGCGGGTGACGGTGAATATGTCATTGACTTTGCCGAAGCCTTTGGAACTATCGGTAAGGATGGAATCGCCGGTCGAGTCGGTGATGCCCTAGTCCTAAGACCTTGGCAAAAAGAACTGGTCAGGCGTATCTTTGCCAGAGATGCAGATGGTGGACTGACTGCAAGAGTCGCACTTGTAGGCACACCCAGGAAATCAGGCAAGAGCGCATTGGCCTCAACGCTTGCCCTTTACAGCTTGATAGCTGAGGGCATCGAGGGTGGTGAGGTTGTTGTAGCTGCTGCTGAAAAGGAACAGGCTCGCATTATCTTTGGTGAGGCAAAGCGTATGGTCGAGGCTAGTGAGCTGTCCGAGCTTTGCACCTTGTATCGAGATGCAATCTTTGTACCGTCAACTAACTCTGTAATGAAGGTGCTATCTGCTGAGGCTTACTCCAAGGAAGGTCTGAATGTTAGCCGAGCCATCGTGGATGAAATTCATGCCCACAAGAACCGAGAACTATTTGATGTGCTTTCACTCTCAATGGGTAACCGAGGCAAGCTCGCTCAGCTACTAGCTGTCACCACAGCCGGTCAAAAGACAGACATGACAGGTCAAGACTCTATTGCTTACAGCCTCTACCAGTACGGCAAGCGAGTATCAACAGGTGAGGTAGTTGACCCAACATTCTTTATGTCTTGGTGGGAAGCACCACCAGAGGCAGACCATCGTGACCCTGAGATGTGGAAGGTTGCCAACCCAGGTTATGACGATCTAGTGTCAGCCGATGACTTCGAGTCTGCTGTCAAGAGAACGCCTGAGCCAGAGTTTAGAACCAAGCGATTGAACCAATGGGTAAGCTCGATGAACGCTTGGCTACCTAATGGAGCTTGGCAACCACTAGCAGAACAGCGTGAATTGCTACCAGATGAGGACATCATCATTGGCTTTGACGGCTCTTTCAATGGTGACTGCACTAGCCTGATGGGTTGCACGATACCTAAAGACGATGAAAAACCGTATCTATTTATGATTAAGACATGGGAAAAACAGCCAGAGGACACCGATGATTGGCGTGTAAACACCCAAGAAGTCGAGGATGTAATCATTCAATTCTGCTCAACTCACAATGTAAAAGAGATAGCTTGTGACCCTTATCGCTGGCAAAGGTCTATGGATGCGATGGCAGAGATGGGTTTACCTGTTATCGAGTTCCCTTCAACCAGCCCAAGTCGCATGGTGTCAGCTTGTGCCAAGTTCTACACAGCAGTAACCGAGCAGACAATGATTCACGATGGAGATCCACTACTCGAAAGACACCTAACCAACGCAGTAGTAAAGACCGACAGGATTGGCCCTAGAATCGTAAAAGACAATCGAAGCTCACCACGAAAGATTGACGCTGCTGTTGCCGCTGTCATAGCCTTTGATAGGGCAACTGTTGGTAGAGTAGAGTCTGAACAGCTTGTCCCACAATTCTTTATCTAAGGCGGTCATGGCAACCATACTTCAAGTCGCAGGAGCTTCAGCCATAAGCATTGGTGCAGGGCTAATCTTTATTCCTGCTGGCGTAATTCTCGCTGGCGTGTTTGCAATCTTATTTGGCTTGGCTGCCGAAAGGAAATAACTAAATGCTCAACAATCTTTTCGAGTCAAGAGCTATCAGCTTTCAGACCATCTGGGGAACTGGTGGTGACATCGAGGTACTCAACCAATCAGGTACAGTCATCAACCCTGAAACTGTATTTAGAGTCAATGCAATCTTTTCAGCAATCAGCCTTATCTCTGACACAATCTCGACCTTGCCGGTTGACTCATACATCCGCAGAGATGGTGCTCGCTTTGCCTTTAGACCTAGACCAGCTTGGGTGCAACAGCCAGACATTGACACCACTAAAGAAGCGTTCTACGGATCTCTAATTGTTTCTTTGCTACTTGATGGCAACGGCTTTGTCCGAGTCTTTAGGGATGGCTCTGGCCGCGTAGTAAACATGACAGTTCTAAATCCATCAAAGGTTGAGATTCGCAAAGACAAGGTTGGTGGAGTTACCTTTGTTTACGAGGGTGAAGGCAAGCCACTAAACAAGAATGAAATCTTACACATCCCAGATGTTGTCCGACCTGGTGAAACAAGAGGCATCTCAAGAGTCACAGCTCTCAAGGATAACTTTGGACTTGCTCTAGCACTTGAGTCATACGCTGCTAGATTCTTTGGTCAAGGTGCAAGCACTAACGGAATCATCGAGTTCCCTGGCAACCTAACCCCTGAGCAAGCCAAGCAACTTGTTGAGGGCTTCGATGCAAGACATAAAGGATTCCGCAAATCTCACAAGACTGGCGTTCTATCTGGTGGAGCTAAGTTTGTTCAGACCACAGTTGCCAACGATCAAGCACAGTTCATTGACTCACGCAGAATGGCTGTCGAGGATGTCGCTAGAGCTTTCAACATCCCACCTCACCTGCTAGGACTACCAGGCACTAACACTTATTCGAGTGTGGAACAAAATAATATTGCTTTCGTCACGCACACTTTGAGGCCAATCGTTCAGAAACTAGAGTCAGCCTTTACTGGCCTAATGGTCAACGAGCCTGGTGGAACAACAGCCTTTATCAAGTTCACACTTGACGGATTACTAAGAGGCGATGCCAACTCACGCTTCTCGGCTTACTCTGTTGGACTTCAGGCTGGATACTTGACAATCAACGATATCCGCAGACTTGAGGACTTGCCACCAGTTGACGGCGGAGAGATTATTCGAGTGCCACTAGCCAGCGTAAACATTGACGCAGCTGAACTTGTAGCTACCGACAAGCGAGTCAACATGGCTCAGAAACTTGTCAACTCAGGATTTGACCCTGCTGAGGTTATGGCTGCTATGGGCTTGCCAGAGATTGCTCACACCGGATTGCCAACTGTCCAGCTACAAGGTATCGCTCAGGTAAACCCAGAGGATCCACAAGCGGCTTACGAGGTCTAATGACTGTTCAAACTTATGGCTATGACCTTGTAGCTAATGTTAGAAGGCTAGTAGTGCCACCAAGCACAGGCGTTCAGCATGTTTCTATTCACAATCACGAACACAGCCAAAACAGAGAAATCTTTATTGGTGGGCCAGATGTAACCTTGACTAATGGGATGCA